TTGCTGTCCGTGAGAACCTTGAGTCGCCACGCATTCATGTTCGCCAAGATGTTGCTATTGGCAAGGTCCGTCCACAGCGGCGAGGGTGTGAACAGATGGTCAGAAGGAATCTGGTAGTTGATGTTCACACGCGGGGCATCTGGACGGTTGACTATCAGAGTGCCCGTGATGAGCATCTGCCACACAGACCACTCGACGAAACGTTCGATACCGTCGTCAAGGTCTGAGACTTCCTCTGCTACCTTAGCCTCAGCAGCACTCCTAGCAAGCTCTCCAGGAGTACGCAGCCAGTGGATAGCAGTCGGCGTGAAGACCTTCTTGTCACGCATGTAGATGAACGAACCTGCCACTTGCCCGACACCACGCTGTGGCCTGATGTGGGCTTCCTGGTTTGGTACGTTCGGCTTGGACATCAACTGGTTGCCCTGAACGATGTCGTATACCCAGGTTGGGAACGGATAACCCGTTCTTGCCCCCATCAGGGTCAGACCAAGCATATTCTGCGGAAACGGCTTGCGACGGACAAAGCCATTCAGTACCGTTGGTTGGAGAAGACTAATCTCTGGCACCGTTGACTCCTATCCGTAAATGATAACGGCGTCAAGATTGATGTGAATCTTGCAGCCAACGAAGACAGTAGCAATCTGACCTGCTGTGTACAGCTTCAACAGCTCAGAATACTTGAAGACACCCGTCAAGTATACATCACACACCTGCTGCTCGGTAGCAGAGGTATAGACGTAGTTTGCAGCCACGAGCTCGGCTGCTTCGGAAGCTGGTACGACAGGGCGGAATTGACCAGTCGTACCGTCCTTAATCAAACCCATACCAGGAACGATATTCGCTGTAGCAGGAGCAATGCTGGCCGCACCCGAGATTTTGCACGACAATGCAGTGCTGCGCAGAATCTCTACAGGGTTAACGACTGCAACATTGCTAATCGTTCCGTAAGCTCTGGTATTGCTGGAAGGAACTGCTGGCATCTGTTACTTCCTCTTGGCCGCAAGGCGCTCTTCAAGAACAGGGACCAGATTCATGTAACGCTCCGCCTCTTCGGTAGCCTTGCCTGGCTCCAGGAACCTTTCCATCGAGTTACTGCCTGGAGCCTGCGGAATGCCATCACCACCGATCTCACCGAGCACCACAATCGGTTCGAGATCCTTGGTCATCTCATCGAACAGCTCAGGATTGGTGTGGAACAACTTGATGTACTGATCACGCTTAGCAGGAGCAACCTTACCAGTGTCCACCAACTTGTCAACAACTGTAGCTGCCTTGGTATCATCAAGCTCCTTGCGGATGCTCTTGATAGCTTCGGCATTCTCGGTGTTCTGCGTCTTCAGGGTGTTGTACCCTGCCAGAACCACATCAGCAATGTCAGCACCATTCTCAAACTTGAAGCCTGCATCAACAAACTTCTTGCGCGTCCGCACCAGCACTGCTTGACTACCGAAGGCATGCTCGATAGCTTCGGCTGCCTGATCCTCACTCAACGTAAGACTAAAGTCCTTGTTGAGCTTAGCAATAAGATCCGCGTACTTCATGTCAACATCCTCGATGTCATCCTCTTCCTCATCTTCTTCTTCATCTACTACTGCCAGATCGTCTTCATTACCTTCAGCACTGTAGCCCCTGTAGAACGTTCGCTCTTCTTCCTCTTCTTCCTCTTCCTCGTCTACATCGCTAAAGGCCCACATATTGTCATCAAATAGACCAATATGAAAACGATCCTCAGCAGTACCATTCTCAAACTTTACTGCTGGCATTTGTTTGAAGAACGGACGGTTCGTTAGACCGCCACCAAATAACACATTGGGATACTTCTTGCCGTCTGGGCCGACAAAACTACCAACCTCAGCACTGAAGTACCTGTAAATGTCGCGTTCCAGCAGGCTACGACCTAGATCGGTCCATTCAACCTCTGCAAAGAGGCCAGCATACTTGACACCGTTCATCTCATGATCACTACGGTGTTTGATTGCTCTGAACCAACCTAGAGACTTCGACCTATCGTGGCCCTCGTCAACCATGATGTCGATGCCAAGCACCTTCCTATCGAAGTTTCGCTGCATTGCTCGTAACGTGGGTGCTGTGAAATCGAGATCGCCATACCAGGGGTGCTTGAACTTGCCTTCTGGAAGTACCTGTAGCGTGCTAACGTTTCTTGCTCCGTCCTCCAGTTCTATACGTGGTAATGCGTAGAAGCCTGTCGTAAAGGCCAACGCAGAAACATCGTCGTGTTTACGACCCTTCCAATCTTTCTTAGGTGCCTTGATACTGCCAGGTGCTCCTCGCTTCACGGCACCAATGCACGCCCTAATCGCATCTACGTCGGACCCTCCTCTGGCTAGAGTACCGTTCGCTGCCCTGACACATATACGCTTGGCAGCAGCAGACCAGTTCTTCGCTGGTCTTGGTGGATTCTTGACGCTCCAAGGCATATACTACTTCCTAGTCTGAGATGGTCGCGTTGGTTGCCGTCTAGCCGCTACGGGTGCTACGGGTGTTGGAGTTGGCTTGTTTGCTACTTTCTCTGCGGTCTTAGCCTGCTTTTCCGCGACCTTTACTTGTGATACGCCTGTCTGCGCCTGTTGTCTCTCGTTGATGCCCGCAAGCATCTCCTCTTCCTTCTTGTCGTAATCGATCTCGTCTTCAAACCCAAGCATCTCCGCCATCTTACGTTCTAACTTGAGCCAGAACTCTGCGCTTGTATTTATCTGACGTGAACCACTTACATGCTGGAAGAGTTCTTTGGTCAACGTTTTAATGTCTGTGCTCGGTGGTAGCAGTTTCAGCTGTGGGTATCGCTGGGTACTGTAATTCCAGTCGATAAGCTCTGGGATGACATAACTATTGATGGTCTGTGCTATGTCATCTCTGAAGGCTTGAAGAGACAATAGCAACATCTCTAGCTGTGTCTGTCCCAGAGCATACGACCCACCGCTGACGGTGGTCCCCATATTAACAATCTGTGCCAGAACTGCCTTTGCCATCTCAATGTCATGATGGTCGATCAAAGGCATAGAATCTGCCACTTGTCGGGTATCATGAATCGTCATGCCATAACCTTCTGGCACGATAATGCTGGTATTCACTCCAACGTTGTCAAGAGCATTCTGGAATGCCTTGCGCTCGCTTTCCATTACCCCTGGCGGTATGCTACCTTCGCGAATCGGGATAGCGTTTAGAGCGTATGCTAGATGCGAGATGTAATACAGCTTGTGCTTCATCTCGTAGTGCCCATACGCGGGTAGCAACATGGAACGCCCGTACAGAGGATTGTGCTCCTTACCATTGACAAACAAGACGCACTTTTCTCTTGGGATTTTTACAGTACCTGAGGGTAGTACCTGATTGACTCCGTCAAAGCCACCTTTGGAGTCCATCTGGATTACGATAGAGCTTCTAGGTCTAGGTGCCAGCTTACGCAGTACGATGTGCCCATTTCGGACTTCGTGTACCTTTTCAAGTACCTCTGCACCCGTTAGTACATACTTGGCAATGGTTTGAATGATCATCGACCAGGGCGACGTCATACCACCAAGCTCTGGCGGGTTTACTAGCTGAGCATGGATAAAGTCCGCCTCTGGCTGCCCACCATTGACTGGCTTCACCCTTAGTTCACCCGCCCGTATGGGCATAGTAAGAATACGATAAAGAGACTGCGCCTGGCCATCTGTCTGGACCATGCGATCCAGCTCGGCAAGCGTTACCGAACCTTCGTCGTAAAGTTCGTCAATGTCAAACAGCGAGAAAGGAGATACAACAGCTCGGCCTATCTCTGCTAAAGTAGGCTTGTCCCTTGTCTCCTCAGGCTGCAAATCCTTGACTATGTTTTTGGGGCGTCCTGGTGGCATTTCACATAAGCGTACTAAAGTCCCTTTATGCCCCTAAAAGTAGATAACATGTCGAGACCATTTGGAACGAGGTCTGAGATGCTAATACCGCTGCGGCTGTTAGCCAAAACCAAACCGTCTATAGACCCACCGACGTGCAAGTCTTCTATTCGCCCCCTACCGTATATATTCGCAGCAGCTTTCGCATAGTTATCCGCGTGGCGATAGTGATCGTCTCCCACTTTCAACCATACGGCTACGGTATTGCCTTTGGTATCTTCTGCGAGATCGCGCTTCATGTTAGTCATTTGCTTGATGAACTCTTCCTGGTCCTCGCTAAGATTCCTTGCAGGGTCGCCCACCAGGAACGCCATCCCGTCAATCCAGTCCTGGGCACTGTCGTCAAGGGTTTCGGTTCTGTCGAGGTGCATTGTTTGGGTTTCGATTTCCTGGTCGTGCTTCTTCTTCTCTTCCTGTCGCTTCTTATTTTCGGTGACATACTTCTTCTCTTCCCTCTGGTCGCGATAGTATGCCATGTACATCCGACCCCTGTGCCGTTGGACTAGGTCTCTCGCGTTGTGCTTGTTGGGAAGGGCGTCAATAATTCCCGACCGCACGCGATACAGACTAATGATACTATCAATGCGGCCGAAGTCATTGGTAATTCCGAAAGCAACAACGGCCATTCTCCCCGTAGGAAGGATTCGTCGGACAACCCAGTGGAGTAGGTCACCTTGATCGACTCCAATAACGTTGAAACCGTTGTCTGCGACGGATGCCTGCATTGTTTTGAGGATCGTGTCACGGGTTATCAAGCCTTCGCCGCTTAGATAAGGCAATCCAAGATCAAAGTTATAAAACCGCTTCCTGGCATAGTTGGTATTCTTTCTTTCAACCTTACGCCACTCACTCCATACAGTACGTGCTGTGACATAAGTAAAGGTTAGTGGATTGATCCAGTATCCACGCATCCCCTCGGCTGGCGCTACCAATCGTCCTTGTTCGTCATAGACTACGTCAGTTGCCTTGTTGGGGTACTTTGCCACCCATGCACCCCTACGCCTTTTAAGACGCGTCTTACAGCGTCTACAGCCAAAGTAGGGGGTACCACCCAAGCGTTTTAGCAGGTTATGCTCGAAAGTGACGTCTTGCCATTTACCACAACTCGTACACTTTACCAGCCAGTGTCGTTGATCTGTGTCTTTATAGAGAGCGTTGATTCCGAAGTCTGGTATACTAGGCGTAGAGAATCTCCAGAACCATTTGAGCTGACTAGCTCCGACCCGTTTCTCGAAAGTATCCATGACATCTTGAGCAGAAAAGTCATATTCGTCATTGATGATGATGTCCGCAGGTACGGATATAGCTTGACTATGTTTTTGAGCGCCACGAAAGTACAACGTACTAGCGCCCATGCGCTTGAGAGTCGCGTTGTCAACATTACCCATCCTGGAACTGAGGTATGGTGATGCCTTGATTACAGGTGCAAATCGTGCTTGTGAAAACTCAAACACGTCCTTCGCTGTCGGCATTGTGTATATAGCGGTGACGTTGTGCGTGTCACAATAGTACAAGAGCTTGCAGATCTGGCAGGTGGTCATCCCAATCTGGCTACCCTTTTGTGCCACAATAAGTGGATGCCAGTCTCTATAGACATCTACCATAGGTAGATGATCCTGAAACTCTAATGGTGCCAGTTTCTCCGTCTTTAGCTGTGCGCGAGACAACATCCAGGTAATAGGGTCTATATCACCTAAAATTTCCTGGGCGACACCAGGATTGTCTTTCAACAGTTCGGCAAACCCTGCCGTTACTGTAGCAAAAGTCATATCACTCCTTAGTGGGGCCAAGCGCCTTCTCGGCGATATCCACCATCTGCCAGGACGGCAGTCCGACGTTGTACGCCGCTACAACGCGAGCCAACGCCGCCTTCAGCTGGTCGACGTAGCGCAGCAGATCGCCGTGACGCATTTCGACTTCCTCCGGCACCTGAGCGCCGGCTCGCCACGAGTGGTTACTTGAGTAGCCACGGTGCTCTGTTACCGAACAGGCAGTCAGTGCAGACCCACTCATCTGGCCCATTGAAACGGTCGTACTTGCCGAGAGCGTACATATCGTTGGGCGGAAGGATGCGGAGACATCGGTCGCAGTCCTGGTTCTTTGGTACGTAGACGCCGCGCTCGTTGATGGTCACGGACCGCAATAGCACCAGTCGTTGTCAGTCATAACGGGTACTTAGATCTATCAAGCGTTAGTAGCCAGCGGTTGAAGTCTTCCCATAGGCCACACTCTTTGATGAATTGCTTTAGCAGCGATTCGTTTTCCGCGTGAATGTGCCCTTCGGCTTGGTCTGAGTAAAGAAGATCTAGATGGTGGCGGGCGATAGGAACAATGTCGGCGACTTTTTGTTCATCGGTGGGCATGATCATCCCTTCGACAGGCCCAATATCACGCATGCCTGACAGCCAGGCTTCGCATAGGCGTGTGGATGGGCCGCTTCCAACGCCGTTTCTAACCGTTTGACCTGGATGCGTAGCTCCCGGATGACGTGATTTTGCCATTCGTGTTGTGCATGTACGTCCTTGATGATTCCGTTGAGCCGCTGGTTCTTCTCCTGCAGCCGCTCTATCTCCTTGGCCTGGACGCCACGCTGCTCTTCGTTCCAAGCTACAGCTATTAGAAGCTGTTTGTTCTCGGCGTATAGATCATGTTCGTTTTGGGTCGGCTCATTTAATGCCTTGACAATTTGCTCTCGCAAATTCTTGTTCTCTACAAGCAGTGCTAACAACTGCTCGTGCTCTGTAGGATGGGGTTCACCTGCCCTTATCAATTGTTACTCATCTCTCTGGACTCTACGTACTTCTGGAGGTCCGCATCTACAATAAGGTCCAGCGGGTGGCAGCTGAGAATAACACCAGTTAGTTCCCCGCGTCGTATCTTGATTACCATGTCCATACAACGTGGACACTCTCTCCCCTCTTTAGCCAATAGCTCTTGGAGATCAACTATCTTCTTCGTCACTAAATGCCTCCTGTCGCGCTGCTCTAATTGCTCGGCTCGCCTGGCCATTGACGTTAGACAGTTGCCCCATCAGCAGTCGCTGCTGTTCTGGTGGTAGCTGCTCGAATCCTACCTTTACCTCTTGTTTCCGCTGGTCGTAGTAGGTGATACTACCACCCTGTGGTGTGACCGTTGGTCCACTATTCACCTTCTTGAGAATACGCTCACGCTCCTCGCGTGTGTACTTCATCAAGGTTACTGCTTCATTTACGTTCTTGGGAAACATGCCGTACTTCTTAGGATGGCGCAGTACCTCGCGCATAATGTGCTGGATCTCGGTAAGGACTCTAGCGGTCTCTATATCGTCCATTGCCAACTGTTGCAGCACGGGGTCTTCGCTGGTCCTAAGCATCCTCTGAAGCTCGTTGTGATAGACCGCTGCTTTGGCTTCCCAGTCAAACTTGTCCCGCCATCTGGTTATGGTAGGTACTGAAACCTCTGTGCGCAGCTTGTCCTTACAGATCTTGGCAGTCTGGGTCGCATTCTGTTCGTTGTGCAGCCAGACCCTGAAGACTTTCTCTCTAAAGGCAGGCAGGTAATGAGTCTGCTGCGCTCTCATTCTACTCTGCCGCATTACCTTATGTATAGGCACATGTTTATGATACAGTCGCCAGTGTTTTTGTGCAAACCCTACTTATTTAGGGTATGGTCAATAATGTATAATACTCCTGCGATGGTTATCTACATCCTGAATAAAGGTACTATCGAGACCAATACCGACGGCGAAGTGGTCGGCGTCACACCACCCTATTTTGATTTCCTAGGAGAGGATATAAGCTATGTCGTCAAAAAAGCCAAAGGAATCAGACGAGCCGATGAAGCACACGCAGAAACCAGACTGTCTGCTATGCAAGGAGAACAGAGATTTAAGCGCTACCGTCCCAGTCTGCTACGAAAGCGCGAGCAGGCAAGCAGGTGAGGACACCAAGCGTTTCTAGCTGGGTACTAGCAGTGATGTTTGGCATTATTTTGGTGATGATAGTCCTGGTCCTGTGGCTCTCTTCTCATACACACTAGGAGATTGTTGTGACTACTGTAGATCGCGCAAATGGTTCAGCTGAAACCAGTCAGGTAAATGATACAACTATTGTCAACATCACCATCCAAGGCAATTATGTAATAGACGCAGACATGTTGGATCGCGTCTTGCAGTTTGTCCTTATGGAGTTGGATATCGATACCGCGTGGTTCACGTTAGCGCCCGATACACCTCCCGCGTAACACGTATATATAGGCGCGTGTCTCGTATCATTCGTTGCGCGTAGTCGCGCGCGTGCGCGTACCTTTATAATAGTGCTGCCATGCTGGTTGTAGTTTTGTTGGATTCCTTCTATACGTCTAACCCAAGGCACCACGGAGAGCTTGCTCCTCTATGGTGGTACCCTGCTGATAGCTCAGTATCTTCTAGAAATCTGAGGAAAATGGTACCTCCTTCTTCAGACATTTTATGTATCAATTCCTGTCCATATATAGTAGAGAGTGCTAGCCATCATGGGGTACCTGAACCATTGTACGTGGCCGACCTCCTGCGCAGTCTGGAGCCGTTTGATTGCCTTTTGGTGTGCGGTAATGTGGCCAAGCAAACCTTCAAACGGAGTCCTTATAAGGGAGAGCATCCTATCCTGTATATTCCACACCCTGCATGGCGTGCCTGGAGTTCTAGAGGGTTCTTGCAGGTACAGGCTGCGATCCTTGACAGTCTAAATGACGGTTGACGGTGTTCTAGGCAATGACGGTCTTTCCAATGACGGTCTAGGCAAAGACATTCTTTCCAAAGACGGTCTGGGCAAAGACGTTCTAGGCAATGATCGTTGGTACCAAACCCCCGTGCTGTTGGCGGCTGGCATGGCGCAGGCCGGTACCTTGCGCTGGCCAGGTGCCGCATATGGCATTCTGGCGCTTAGCTGGAGTGGCGCTTGCAGGCGGGCAGAAAAAGGCAATAGTCTAGTTAGGCAGTAGACTAAGTAGGCGCTTACCTGGTGAACGGCAGGCACAAAAAAGCCGCGCTTTTGGCGCGGCTTTCGCATGGGATCGGCAGGCGTCACTCCGATAGGCGCTGCCTCAAACGTTCGGCATGGCGTCGCCGTGCTCGCGCTGTGCGCTGCAACGCTGCCTCACGCGCAACCTCACGTTGAATGCGCTGCCTGTTAGCTGCCTGCCATGCCTTGCGCGATTCGCCATTGGTGGCGCAGGTATGGCAGTTGCAGTGTGGCGGCATGCCTGCCACTGGCGCAGGTAGTGCAGGCGTATCCCTGTACTGCCATCGGCGCAGCATGCGTACTGCGGTCAAGACTTCAGCCTGCCACGGCTCATACAGTGGCCTGCGCTGTGCAGGCGCAGGCGCATAGACAGCGCTGTTGTTTGTGTCCACCACAAGGTAGGCGCGAGCAACAGGCAGGCGGCTTGACGCGCGAGCAGCACAGCGCAGGCGCATGCTGTCAGGTAGTGGCCGCATGCTCGCTGCCTGTGGCAAGCGGCACACAGTGCCATCAATCCAATCCGCATACCTGACAGCGCGAAAAGCCGCAGGCGTAAGGCCTGCGGCTTGCGTTGAATTGGCGGCTGTCAATCGGTGTTCCATGTGCTACGCAACGTGCCAGTCTGTCGCGCCACAACTGCGGCACTGAGGCTCGCCTACAACGTTTTTGGTCGGGCAGTGTTGGCAGCGAGCAGTGCGAGTCAAGCCGCCTGTTGGCAATGCCACAACATCAGGCGCAGTAGGCACGATTGGCGCGGCTGGCACTGTTGGGGGAGTAGGCGCGACTGGCGCTGCCGTAGCGCCACCCTCAAAGGCTTTCAACGCGCTTGCGTCCAAGTGTGTGAAGCGAGCGCCTGCGGTGCCAAGTGGCTGCAAGCGAAAGCGGCCATCGGCACACAGTGCAAACGCGCGACCATCGGAAAACTTGCAGCGCAAGGTATCAGGGAATTTGCCACCGTTGGCCGCGTAATTGCCAGTACCCGTAGTCCAACCTTTGTCTGCCACCGTTTGACCGCCAATCGGCAGATTGTGCGGCGGCAGTGCAAGCGTTTGACGGATGGCAGTAACGAGAATGCAAAAATCCGCGTAATTGGCTACGCCTGCGCCATGTGAAGCACTTGCAAGAATCGAAGCGTAGCGCGTGCCAGCCTGCGGGTGAACGCTGTTACTGATATGCGGCTGGTCGTATTGCTTGAATGCCGCAATGGTGGCGTCCACTCGCGCCTGCAATTCCGTATCCGCTGCAAGCGTTGCAGCCACTTCGATATTGCGAGCAGTGGCAAGCTTGCCAACAGGTTTGCGGCCACTGACAGGCGCAACAGGCACGTCCACTTCAACCTCTGCCACTGGCGCATACTTGCTTTCAATCGCTGCCAACATGACGTCAAGCATGCCAGTAGGCAGGTTTGCAGCGAGCGCCGTTACTTGTTCAATCTCTGACAGGCGCTCGCTGTCGCGTGCGGCTTGCGCCTGCGCATCACCTAGAACGGCTTGCGCTGCCGACAATTGCTCTTGCAGTGCAGGCGTAGCAGCATGACCGCTGCCAAGCACTGCAAGCGCGGCTTCAATCTGGTCTACTGCCGTTTGCGCCAACTCGACAGCGCTAGGCGCTGCCACTTCCGTCTCTTGCACGTTTGCATCCCTCTCTGCCATCGCTGTAAGCGCGGCGGTAATCGCGTTCTGCCGAATTGCGGCACCAATGCTGTAGTCCACCGTTGCGCTCGCTTGCGCATTCCGTTTGGCACTTGCCATTAGTTCACTCCGCCTGCCAATGAGGTTCACATGTAGGCATGTGGGTGGCAGGTAGCGCCGTTCTAGCGTGTTCTGGCGACTGCCATAATGGCAAATTGCTAACGAGCCGATGCTAATGTGAGATTGGCGCTGTCCAGGTGACGGTATACAGTGTGCTGGCACGTTTACAATTGGCAGTTTTGCAGTTCGGCAATTGCTAACGTTTGTAAACGACATTTTGCAAAGTCTCAACTTGCAATGTAGCAAATTAGCATATAGCAATGACGCAATGTAGCAAGGTAGTCTATCTTGCAGGTAGTCTATTTGTACTGATACGGCGCTTGCACATTGGCACATTGGCGCTGCCACTTGGCAGGCAGGTGTTAGCATCGGCTAAGTGGAGTCATTAGTGCCAGACCTGGACAGCGCAAGCGGAGTCCAGCAAGATGCAAATGTGGAGTCTTAGCAGATGCTAAGTGGAGTGATTAGCCTCAGCCCCAGCTAAGCGCAAGCGGAGTGCCTGCAATGCAAATGACTCCACTTAGCATATGCAAATATGGAGTCTTAGCAAGCGCTAACTGGAGTCATTAGCCTGCGCCCCTGGCCAGCGCCCGCGGACAGCGCCAGATGCTAACCTGCCACATTAGTATGCACGTACTAATGTGGTATGTAAGCACATACTAATGCCGTATGCAAGCGCATGCTAACGCGATTAGTACGTGCTAACGCGACGCGAGCGCGCGTCCGCGGCTCGGCGCGTCTTTTAGAAGCTACCGTCCCTCTGGCGAGTCCGGCCAGATTTTCGCCGTCCCCCCAGATCCAGATCTGGATCCTTTAGAAACTACCGTCCCGCACAGAATGACGGCCAGATTTTTGGATCAGGATCTCTTATAGAGCATACCGTCCATCTCATAACATCCGTCATCATCCCCATCATAATGCTCGCGCTGCTGAACACGTAGTTTGGTAGCACCAGATCCTTTACGATGCTCATCTAGTATCTGGTTAAGCAGATCGCCCATAGTAGTGTGCTTCTCTATGGCGGCGACTTTCAACCACGTCCAATTCTTCAGACTAATCCCACGAATAGACCTGTTGGGCATGTATTCATTGTACAACATGTTGTACATGTTTGCAAGGGGAACAACTACGATTAGATCCAGATCTTTAGACCCCGATACTACCGTCTTGCCAGCAATTCTAGCCAGATTTTAGATCCAGATCTTAATTCTATTATCATAAAAGACAATATACGCCAGATTTTACTCTATTCTGCGTCATTATATCATGGTCTATGTGGACGATCGCACACCACTACACCTCAGAACAAAGACAAAGAGTAGTGTATAGACTAGAAAAATGCAACGCATCACAGAACACACCCACTACATATATCCCTGTTGTACTGAATAACTAGGTGCAACCCGACCTCTATTGCGATGATCCAACGATCAGATGCCGCCAACAGACCGCCGCATTACACCCGCGTTTGTCCATATCTAGGACCATGTACTTGTCGCCGCACCGCTGTATTATATCCTGGTTGGAGCTGTGGGCCTTGATAGCTTTCTAGTTCCTCTATCATAAGATGCGCCACATCTCTCTTGATGTGCATATACCAAACGATCTGCTGCAACACCCACAAGATATCTAGACGCTTACCCACTATCCAAGCAAATCCAGGTTTTTGCGATAATGGATTAGATACGCTTGAACGACGAACATTTCCAACGCCCGTTATTCCACGGCACCACAACAAGACAGCTAGATCAGTAGATGCTACACCAAATCCGGGCACACATATCCACTTATCAGTGTAACTATTGTGTTTCCACCTGATACCGATATGCCCCTCGCCATCTACTAAGCCCGCCAGATACGCCGCGTCCACATTACTCAGTGCCACTGTACATTATACCATTCGTGGGTTCTGTCGGGCCACGGACGCATTTTGTACTTGGGAGCTTGACCCGGACGCTACCATCTTTCTAGCACTTCAGACCGGATTTTACCAGGCTATCGTATAACCGTGTACTTCTCTTCCTTCAGGCAGTCAATGCACACAGCACGAACTACTCGCGTGCCACTGGCGTAGGAAACCAAGTACCTCAGCTCCCTGTACTTATTGCAGTTGTCACAGAACCCCATGCTGCTTACCCCTCACTCCTTACCTTTGTATGTGCTTCGTTAAAGACTGTGTTGTCTACGCGGCAGGTAATCCACACCTTGGCCACGAATGGTGTCCCCAGCTGAATAAGTGCGACACCGTTCTGCATCACATGGTACTTGCCGTCCATAGGTGCAATCGCGTAGCCCTTGTATGGGATGGTTCCTGGACTCTCGTTGTAGAAGCCAGCCTGCACAGCAAGCCGATATACCTCCAGGCGTGCCGTGTGCCGACGTTCTTGCTCTGGGTTAGAACTAAACATAATGCCCTCCCTGGAACATTATACCAACTGACTAGTTGGCACTAAAGGCGAAACGTTTCTCATCGCGCGGGCAATGGCAGATAAGGAGCTCATCTGCCCGCCCAAGCACGCCCATTCCAGGCATGCGGCTGTCCATAGCATTCATAGCCGCCACCTGTGCATCCTCCAGGTCCAACGTTACATACATGGTGGCTTCTCCTGGAGTAAACGTG